GTTAGGCGCGTCAGTCTTGATGAAGAACGCGTCTGGATCGGTCAAGTAGTGGTTCACTGTGTAACCCTGAGGAACCATGCCCATGTTGCGGACAGCGTTGATGTCGTTATCTGCTGTACCAGTACGCAGCGTGGACTTCAAGATGCGATCAGCGGTGAACTGAAGCTCTTTAGGGATAACCAACTTCAAGCCTTGAACCGAGATCTTCAAGCCACGCTCATCGGTGAACGCAGCAATGTCAATCAAGGCCTGCTCAAGCGAGGTCTCGCTCAGGTCAGCAGCAACAGCTAGCTCGTTGCGCAGGTTAGGGCCGCCCAAGGTTGGGTGGTCATCTGCACACAGAGGCTTTCCGTCACCACCTAGTGAGGTTGTGAACGCGCCGTTTAAAACAGAAGCGGCTTTGATCTGCTTGGTTGTGGCCATGGAACGAGCCAGAGCCTTGGTGTAACGCGAAGCCAAGCGGTCATAGAGGTTGTCCTCAATGGCCTCTTCGGTCAGCGAGAACGCCAAAGAGATGGTCTCGTGGGTGTAACGCGAGGTGTAGACTTCTTGTGCTTGGTCGTATGTAACGCCAGCGCCTTCGGTCTTAACAGCGGCCTCACCAAAACCTGAGAGCATCACTTCTTCTTCAAATGCACGGTCAGAACTCTCTTCGTCATAGATTTCTGCGTGCTCGTTCTCGTAGCCCTTGTACTCCAGTCCAAACAAAGCGTTAAGACCTGGCTCGAGTTCTTTTACTAACTGGGAACGTGAAATAGCCATGATTAGGCTCCTTGTCCAGCGACACCGGCACTACCGTACAAGTGTTCGTTAATCTTAACCACTACCACGACATTGTTGGCACCAACTTCGTTAGCAGGGGTGCTTAAAAAGCCAACGATTTTGAGGTTCAATGCAGCGGTCTTGGCGACGGTTGAGGAGTCAAGCTCCATGCCCGAGACGCCCGTGACGGTGTTTCCAGCAGCGACAATAACGTCTGCGTTCTTGCCAACATCGGCTTGAACAACGTCCTCATCCGCTTGGATGGTGAACAACTGGTTAGGATCGTCAACCACGTCGGCAATGATCTTGCCTTGGGTGATGTTGACCGAACCGGGGTAGTAGTTGCTAAAGATTGGCTTGCCTGTGGTGGGGTCAGCATACCGACAACCATTGAACACGCCGACCGCTGCCGTATGAGTAGCAGGGGCAAACTGCACCAAGTAGCCGTCATAAACGGTAACGAGGTCACCTTGGAAAATTGCTCCGGCCTGGTTGTCTTCAATTTCGTAACCGAACTGCTTTTGACCGCCGGTGGCGGAAAGGTTACCAAGAGGACGCAGACCAAAGGCTTTATCGATGTTAGCCATTTGTCATTCCTTAAAAAGATTACTTTTCGGACCCTGTGTCTCGAAAAGATACTTGTGATTGTCTTTGTGGATTATTGATCCGCATGGTCGAATGAGCATTCGACTTCAGCATTTCATTGTCCACGGACTGAAGTTGGTCATGGGTGCGAGATGCGTAATACGCGTTTCGCTCGTTAGCTGTCTCCTCGGGTATCTTCGCTAGCAACAAACCTCCCACGCTGAGTACACCAGCATGTCGGCCGTCTTCCACGCTTGGAGATTGAAAGCTAGGGTGATCTTCCCCGCGCACCAACTCGTAGCCTTCACGTAGTTTGGATGCAACGTTGATTCGATCGTCCTGGCCTCCGGCTTCCGCACGGATCCAACGATGTTTAAACCCAGGAGGCGCTGGCGGCGCATCCAACCGTGAGGGAGGAGTCCATGGTTTACGGCGCGCAGTGGTCTCGCGAGATGCTTCCTCACGGGTACTGCGATTTAATTTAGGCACGTTTGTGTCGCTCATGGTACTACTCCTTAACGTATTTGGCGTATTCCTCTAGCGGAACACCCAATCTTTTTGCAATGGCAACTTGGCTCGGTGAGAGCTTGACGCTGCGGCGTGCTCTATTTACTCCAGATGACCTGAAGGCAGGCGCAACCGTTTGCACGGGCCGGTTGGCACTGTTTGAGGTTGGCGCACTTCCAGCAAACTTATGTGGAAAGGACGTGCGCATCCTACGATCTAACTCATCATAATACTCATCTGACGTGGGGTCAAATTTTTCAGTACGAACTAATTGTAGATGAATTCCTTGTGCTGCCTGTGTCATGGACACGTCTTTGCCAAACCATTCGTTTCGATCTGCCCAGTCTTCTGCTTTTGGGTCGGGTTCGACACGGCGGTTGGACGCAGCATGTTGTTGTGCAGCTTGTTGTGCCGCCTGTTGTTGCGCTTGGGCCTGGGCCTGTGCGGCTTGGCTTTGGCGGTAGTTTTCCGCATCCGACATACGGCGTTGGTCGTAGTAGGCAGCGGTCAGGCGCTCTTGTGCCTCTGTCTCGGTGTCAATGTCGCCTTCTTCACGTGCTTTACGGATAATCTGCTTTAAAGTGGCCACCTCCGTCTGTAAGCGACCTTGGGTGGCGACAACACGTTCTTGGTCCGTGCGCTTGAAACGGTCTTCAAGTTGCGAGGCCTTTTGTTGCACATTGCGAGCGTACGCAATTGCAGCCTCTTCTCGGCGTTGCGTCTCACGTAGACGAGCGGTTAGCTTGTCAATGCGCTTTTGGACCTTGTTACTATATTCCTCAAGTTCGGCTTCTTGTGGCTCGGCAGACGCAGCGCTTCCCTCTTCCTGCTCTACGCTTTCCTCACTAACTTCCACCAACGTTTCTTTTTCGTCAGCCCCAACATCGTATTCAAGTTCTTCGTTAGACATGTTTTACCCCTTAAGCAATATGCAAGACGTCTTCAGGATCGCGAACAATCCCTAAGATTTCGTCATCGTTTAACAAACGGATTTCACCGCCATCAATGGAAATACGGGCTCCTGCGTAACGACCAAAGACAATCCAATCACCCTCTTTACACCAAGGGCCGTGAGGAAACTTATCTTGATCGGCATAGGCAAGAGGACCCACTTTTAGGACGTAACCACACGTGGTGGCCAACTGAGTCCTTTTCTGGGTTTCTTCTGCAAGGATAATACCGCCCTTGCTTTTCTGTGAGCCGCGAAACGGGAGAATAGCGATTCTCCAACCCGTTGGGGTAGGGATACGGTCAATGACTTCTTGATCGAGCTCCTCGGGTTCAAAGTTACCACTCTCGTCGTAGGCATCCATAAGCGAAGGCTGTGCCTCAGCTTTTTCTTTCTGCCACTTTCGCTCTAACTCTGTCATGGGTACGTCAACTGCTGGTTCCATTTGGAACTCTCCTCTCTGGTTAAAAATTCCGTTCAGACTGCTTGATCATCTGTTTGACCACGTCTTCCATCATCTTTAAGCCTTCGAGACGCCCCATCATAAACCTGTACCGCTCCATATTGGCGATAGTGCCGTTTAGTACGATGGCTTCGGAATCGTCCTGTAAGCGACGAATTTCCTTTAGCACTGCCTCTGCAAATTCAAGCATGGATAGTCCCCATGTAAAAGCAGACGGATTAGCCCCGTCTGAAGGCGTAAAACTTTAGTACAACCTAGTTGGTCTCTTTGTCTTCACGCGACCTTGACCGCGGGCCGTGACCATTCCACCGTTTCTAAAGCCTGGTTTGTCTAGGCGCTTTGCTTCTTGCTCGGCCTTAGTTATTTTCTTTTCCTCAGCGATGGCTTGAAGCAACTCCTCTTTGGACGGAGACTCTTTTGACAAGTTACGCAAAGCTCGCTCTGACGCGGTGCCGTCTACTGGGGTACGCGTACTGGGCGTAAGCATATCCTTGATACGCTTTAGCATCGAAGGGGTCATTTCCTTGTCCGCCGCCATTTCCTTTTTGAGCTCACGCTCACGTGTACGTTGCGCGGCTAGCTGCGCTTCTGTCATGGGCTTGGTTGCGGATTCTTTCTTGACCATCTTGGTGGTTGCCATAGCGGTTCCTTAGTAAATTTTAACGGGGTAGTTGCCGTCACGTTTCTTGACAATGCGAGCAGCACCTGACGAGCCCGAGGACTTGGGGTTCTTCTCGCGTGACGATTTAATCTTTTCCTTAATGCTGTCAGTTGTGTACTTGACCGGCTTGAGAGCTTTACGCATCGTTTTGACCTTTTTGACTATTCTGCATGTTCTGTTGCAAGACTTCAACCCGCTCACGGCCAACCTGAGCGCGTAGCTGTGCGATGTCCTCTTGTGACTGGATCCGAGCCTGTGCGTTCTGTTGGTCTTGTTGCAACTTCTGTGCATCTAACTGCAACTTGGACTGGTCGACCTGAGCGTCTTGCTGTTGTTCTTGAGCACGTAACTCCAGCTCTTGTTGTTTCAAAGCAACAACTGGATCCGCCTCGCCGCCCGCGCCACCTGCAAGTTGATCCTGCATCGTGCGCACTTCTTGGAGGTACTGGGCAATCAGTAGTGCAATCATGCCCTCGCGCTGAATGTCTGAGACGCGTCCTTTGGGGTCCATGCCGTACTGTTGGAAAAGCTGGACCTCGGTGTCCTCTTCCGCCTTCAAGCGTACGTGCTCCAAGATGTGCTTTTGCAAGGTTGTGGCAGCTAGCGGGTTGTTGCCAATCAAGGGACTCAAGCCCGCCATCAGGTGAGCCGACATGTGCGCATCATGCTGTTGACCAGCAAACGCTTTAAGATCCATACCGTCAAGCACGTCGGCGTTCTCTGTCGCGGGGTCCTTGGGCATTTGTGTGTTTTGCGGACGCAAGATGCCGTCAATGTCGCGGATGTTTAGCGCCGCATACACGCGGTAGTACGCCTCGTACATGTTGTGCATCTGGGGCGCAGACTGCGCTAACTCCAACTGCGTCTGTGCGAGCATCAAGCGCTGAGCGGTCGAGAAGATGTTAGGGTCAGCAACAGGCAGTACTGCGACCATGTTGTTGAAGTCCTGACGCTTGATCGAGCGACTCGCGCCTGGCACATCGTACGGATACTCATCGGGCAGGTACTCACCAAAACCTTGGGCAAGCATCTTGAATTCTAACGACTGCGAGTAGTGCAAACGCTTGTGTATGGCAGACATGACCATCGAGCCGCGCTCAAGCATGGCAATGGTTGTGCCAACGGCGGCTTGCTGGTTTCCGTCACCGACTTGCATGTCCGCGATGCTTGCCAAACGGTTACCGGCTTGGACCGTGAATCCCAGCAACTGGAACAGGACTTGGCTAGGCTCTTTGTACGGCATTGGCATGAGCGAAGAAGAAAGCTCCGCGCCGCCTGCATCAATGTCTCGCCACTCACCAGGCTGGATTGGCTTGTCGTCGTCCGCGATCCGCGCGCCTTTGGCTTTGAAACCTGCCGGCAGGTTCGAGAGCGTACCCGCATCAAGCAACTGACGCAAGGCAGCGGTGGCCGTCTTGGACAACCCACCAATCAGGTGCACAAAGCCTAGACCATACGCCCCCAAGCCCTCAATCAAAACGTAGTGTACAAAGTACTCGCGACGCTTCTTGAGCGAATCCTCTTCCTTCCAGTTGCGTCGTACACCGACCACGCGACCCGAAGACTCGTCTAATGTGACTACATAAGGCAACTTAATGCCCGTGGGCTCGCCGCTATCGTCCACATCCTCAAAGCCGGGTAGATCTAGGTTAACAATGAATTCTAGGAGGAAGATTTCCTCTGATTCGCCCGACAAGGACACACCAATGGCGCGGTCCACTGCGTCTTGAATCTGATCCGCGGGCCGTGATCCGTCGTCAGCCTGAATGTTCAAGTCCAAATACTCACCCGCAAACACCCGTTTCAGGTACTCGTTGGAGTCCATGGGTAAGCGGTGCGTGATCCGTGGGCATTGACTCATGACGCTTGAGCCGTGGTAAGGAATATATACGTCATCTGCCAAGCAAAGCTTACTAACCATGCGGTCTAGCTGGCTGTCAAAGTAAACCTTCTTAAAGGTCGAGCCACCGTATCCGGTGTAGAACAACGCTTGATCCATCTCAGGCGTGTATTCCTGCATGACATCGGTAATCTGGTAGTTCATGAAGTCTTGCACGCGTGCGGCTTGTTGCGTCTTGTCTAGCGTTTCCTTGCCCACGACTTGCGTGCGAACAGGACCACCCGCGGGCATGAGCTCCTTCATGGCTTGAGACTGGAACTGCACAATCGCCTCGGTCAACATGGGGTGGACCACGCCTGCCGCACCGCGAAACGGCTTGGTGCGATCATCAATCTTCAAGCCCAACAGATCCAAGCCCTTGGCGTACATCTGCTCCCAGTCGGCGCGCGATTCCTTGTCCGCGTCAAACAACTGCAACAGGTTGTCGCCTATGCCGTTCAAGTCTGACGGATCAAGGACCTCGGCCAAGTTGGCGTAGAAGGGGACATCCGGCTCGTCCTCACCGATCTCGATGAGCGCGCTGCCGTCTTCTTCTAAAATGATTTCAATGTCAGGCATGTCTTGCCCGCTAATGGCAAGCGCCGATTCCTCGTCTTCCATAATTTCAATGTCTAAGAACGGCTCGGGGTTGGCCTTATCAATTGGCATACGTGACCTTTTTATAAAAAATGTTACGCCTCAAAGGCGCTTTGGTACGCTTTGGCTCGTGCTTGTTCAATGTCGTATTGGCTACGTGGCACTTGTTCCACGTACTGTCCGCCTTGACCACCGTCCACTAACCGCGTGACAGAAACCATTTCATTGGGATTGTAGACAGGCAAACCCGAGCCGCCCAGTGTTGACCGTATGCCTCTGGAGAAGAGGTTCACTAAAGAGTTGTTCCGGTTATTTGCAACTGCCCTGGCCTGTCTCTCACGCTCTGCTTGTTCCGCAGCGGCAGCGGCAGCCTGCGCTAGCTCGCGACGCGCGGCTTGTGATTGGACTTGCTGATCCGCCTCGGCTTGTTGTCTGGCAGCGGTTTCTTGCGCAATCCGTAAAGCGTTTTGACGGTCCGCTTCCTCTTGCTCAAGTCTAGCGGCTTCTGCGGCAATACTGGCTTGGCGCTGTTGCTCAGCCAAGGCTTGTTGACGTGTCGCCTCCGCTTGGATGCCTGCTTGAACACGCGCATCCTCTTCAGCTTGTTGACGCGTTAATTCAGCCGCGTTTTGCTCCCGACGTATGCGTTCCTCGGGTGTAATCACACCGGGTATCGCACCAGTCGTTTGCGCCGGCGCCGTGGGTTGCGTCACGACAGGCTGTGTTGGTTGCGTCACGACAGGCTGTGTTGGTTGCGTCACGACAGGCTGTGTTGGTTGCGTCTGTTGTAAGGCGTCTTGGCCCGGGAACAACGGCACGTCAGGAATGTTCGCCCCGCCACCGGGTAGTGTGGTGGCGTCTACAGGTCGGTATGCTGACGTAAACTCCGGCATGGCAGGCGCTTGGCGAGCGGGTTGCGTAAACTGCCCGCCCTGCACACTAGGTGCCGTGAAGTCATACGTGCTTTGTTCCATGCCACCAAAGGCAGGCGATTCCAAATTAAACATCGGCACAATCGGGTTGAGCTGCGTAAACGGTGCACTCGCCCCAAAAGACGGATCTTGGTACTGATAATTCGGATTTGATAACTCTTGCAGCGAGGGCAACGGCCCAACCGCTCCGCCTTCGGCCATGCGCACCGCGCCCATCATACGACTCGCTTGGCCTTGAGGCATGGAGGAAGTAGCAGGAGCCACGGGCCGCGATCCACGCATCTGGGACATCATGTCCGCTTGTGCTTGACTCGCTTGTTCTTGCTGCATCATTTGCGCAAAGCGCTGTCGGGCGGTCGAATTCATGTGTTTTCCCTGAGGATCCTATTTCTAGCCGATTGTAACCATCAATAGTACTCCGGCACAAGATCTTCTACAGTTTCATCGTCATCTTCGTCCGATGACAACGCAATAAAGTTGCCTTGGCGAAACCGCATCAGTGCCATTGTCGTTGAGTCTACCATATCATCATTGTCCCCGTTGGGAAAAGCAGCACACTCCTCTACAAGCTCCTCGGCCCACGCCGTCTCCGGCGCCCACACCAGTCCACTCTCCAAGATCGGCGCAACAGAGTTGGCTCTGGAAATTTTATCCGTGCCCGTCCTGCGACCCCCTGGCGTGTACATCGTCACAGGAATGCCAAGCCGGCGCAGTTCCTGCTGCAACGTCACACCCGTTGCCTTGCCCTCAATCAATACATTATCCGGATTCCAGAACCGGTACTCGTCAAGCGCGACCCGCTTTAACTCAGGAAAGTCCCACCGACCACGCTTCACGCCCAACAAGATAATATTAGCCCCCTCGTCCATGCTCGGGAAGAACACACCCCACGTCGTGATAACAGAGTAGTCCGCCGTCTCCTTTTTCGAGTACGCCGTGTCATAAGACTGAATCATGTAATCCACCGCGGGCGGGGAGTCCTTGTCCCAGCGCTGCCACCACTCGCGCTTTAAAATCGCGCCCTCATCATTGGTCGGCTGCTGCTGGTACATCGCGTTCCACTTCTGCACCGATAACGATGCGCGGACCGCTTCTAACTCCTCAAGCTTCCAGTACTCCGGCCACAAAGGCTTGCCCGACGGCATGATGGCAGGAAACTCAATGACCTCCCACTTGTCCGCATTGTGGCTCGTCTGCGCCTTGATCAGGCGTGCCGTCAGGTCTCGTGTTCCCCATCGTGTCATTACCAAAATTATAGATCCGCCTGGCTGCAAACGAGTCCGAGGTCCACTTTGATACCAGTCCCACGCGTTCTCTAAAGCAAGATCGCTCATCGCATCAATTTCGTTGTGAGGGTCGTCAATGATCAACAAGTCCGCACCACGGCCCGTGATTCCACCTCCCACACCGACAGCAAAGTAACTCCCACCCTTGCTCGTGTCCCACCGACCAGCAGCCTTGGAATCAGCCTTTAGTTTGACAGCAGGAAACAACTCCTCGTACTTCTCCGTGTCCATCAGGTCACGTACCTTGCGCCCAAACTTCACCGCTAACTCAGCCGTGTGGGTCGCTTCAATGACCTGGAGCCGCGGATCACGGCCCATGAGAAACGATGGTAGCAAAAAGGACGCAAACTCCGACTTTGTATGCCGAGGAGGCATGTTAACAATCAAACGCTTCAAGGTGCCGTTGGCAATACGATCAAACGCGTCAGCCATCTTCTTGTGGTGCGCACCAAGGATCGCCTCTGGCCACATGTACTTCACGTAGCTGAAGAACGAATCACGGGCCGCGTCCTGCGCTTGAAGTTGCGAGAGCCGCAGCTCAAGCTTTAACCGCTCATTTTCCACGTCTTCCGGCTCATGGGCCATGTTAGGGGTGCCTATTTGGTTTGAGATTTATAAATTTTCCTGGGGATATTGCTTTATACAACAAAGGGGTGTGTTTCGGCAAGCCCGACATCCATTTACTTCTAGCTCCTCACATACTGTGTGAAATCGGGCATAAACCTCGGACACCGCGCAAGGGGGGCCATTTTAGGGGTAGGCTATTGATAACCCGTTCTCGATAGTTAAACCCCATAGGTACCCTGACCCCTCCCATCGTTTCACGTGGAACACGGTCCGTCGGTCCGTGGTGCTTGGATCGTGGAACATTGTCCCTGACTATCAATGCCTGGCTCGCGATAGGGCAACGCTATCCGCTATCAATGCCTGGCTCGCGATAGGCTTGGCCTATGGATCGCGGATCGTGGAACATTGCCCGCGGGCCACGAATTGTTTCACGTGGAACACTGGCCACGGATCACGGATCACGGACCATTGCCCAAGGCTATCGGTTCTCATCTCACGATAAAGCCAGGCTATCCTCTATCAATTGTCCCTAAACCATAGCAAACGACTATCGCATCACGGCTCGCGGTTCGGGAATGTTTCACGTGAAACATTGGCCACGGTTCGCGGTTCGCGGTTCGCGCACCACGGGTAAAACACCACGGATCAAGGGCAACGGATCAAGGCTCACGGATCACGCGATCACGGATCACGGATCACGGATCACGGATCACGGCTCGCGAATTGTTTCACGTGGAACACTGACCACGAATCGCGGCCCACGGATAAAACACCACGGGGAAATAGTGACGGATCAAG